CACCCTTTGCCGTGGCAGTTGCGGCACGCGTGTCACGTACCGTCGGCGCTCGCATGGTCAGCTTGTCGACCTTGATGCCGCCGAACTCGGCGGCCCCCTTCAAGGTGATGATCGCGCTGTCATCACTCACGGCCAGCCACGACGGCAATTTCTGTTCTGCGTTTTCTTGAGTCATGTTCTATTTCCTTACAGGCCGAGGGCCGAACGTTCGGCGGCCAACTGGTCTACACCATCGACAACCATGATCATTGCGAGCGGATCGATCTCGTACATAAGGCGACCGTCGATTTCGAGCTTGTAGTACGTGAGCTTCACGGCGTGCTTGATTTCGCCCACGCCGGCCGGCTTCCAGTCGCCCATGTCCACTTCTTTCACGCCGCCGCGCATGGTGACGATCACCGGCGTAATGCGGCCTTTCAGATCCGCGAAGGCGCCGCGAAACGTCAGGCTCGTGGCCGTCTGGTCAGCCAAACCGAAGAATTTCAGCGCCTCGCGGCGCACGCCGTTGGTGCTAAAGGCCGATTCGATCTTTTCCATGCCCACGGCAAATTCGATCGGGGCGAACATGCCGCCGCCCTGATAGTCCTCGGTTTTGAGGGTCAGTTTCGGCAGCGTCAGGGTGGGCACGTCGCCGGAAAAGCTGACGCCGTCCACAAACAGGTTCATGTTCTTCAGAACTTGAGGAATCATCGGTAAGCCCCCTTAGGCTTCAAGCACTTCGGTCAGCCACTCGTTGGTGACCTCGATCAGGAAATTCGGGTTTTCAGCCGGCGGCACGTCGGTGAAACGGATGCGCCAATAAACCTTGCCCTGTTCGAGCTGGCTGGCCGTGTTCATTTCGGTGTCCGGGTAGACTTCAAAGTTGATGATTGCGCCGGCGGCCTTCTGGTCGCGCATGAACGCTTGCAGGCCCTCGGTCACGTCCTTGACGTAGGTTTTGGTGATCGAGCGGTCGACCGCCCATTTGTGCCCCGCCTGGATCGCATCCATCAGGATGTCGCAGGTACGAACGCGAGTGACAAACGACCACTTCGGATCACTCGACAGCGTGCGGTTGCCCCACAGGCGATAGCCGCCGTCACGAATGATCGTGCTGACATTGGCGTTGTTGAGCAGGTTGGCCCGGCAGGTTTCGTCGCCGTCCAGGTACTCAATCGGGCGACTGGTGCCGGTGATGCCGACAAACTCTTTGTTCGACGGCGAAGCCCAGTAGCCGTAAGTCGCATCGGTCCACGCGAACAGGCCCGCCACCCAGGCAGAACCGGGGGCATCGATCGTCGCGCTGGTCACGGTGTCCCAATACTGCACACCCGGATCAACCAGATAAACGCGCTTGCTGCCGAACTCCTGGGCGTAGGCCAGCACCGCCTCGTCGGTCGTGTTCGGGCCGTCGACAATCGCGATTGCGCGCAGCTTGGCAGCCAGTGCGTCCATGGCGGTCGCCACGGCCTGAGTGGCGGAATGTTTCGGGGCGATCAGCAACTTGGGCTGCGCGTTATGCTTGCTCTTGCCATCAAGCAAAGCTTGCAGGCCGGTACGCTGGCCACCGACCAGAACGCCGCCGATGATCGCTGAGGTTTGCAGCGCGGCGTCTTCCAGCTTGGGCACACCGACGGCGACGATTACCGCCTTGGCGCGCACGTAGATCGCCTGGGCGGCCTTGGTGATCGCCGAGTCAGCACCGAATGCGGCGATGGCCTCGCGCTCGGACGTGAGCAGGATCAGTTCGCCGGCCTTGGCCGTGCCGCCGCCGAGAACGCCCGGGGTGAAGGTGTCGCAAAGACCAATGATCGAGGACGACGGCAGCGAGATAGTGCGCGCACCGGTATCAATCAGCGTGGTCGTCACGCCGTGAAAAAAAGATCCAGCCATAAGGGTCAATCTCCAGAAACGAAAAAGCCCCGCATAAGCGAGGCTGTGAGGGTGTTCGTGTTACGCGTAACGGAAAAGAAAACGCCCCGTCAGTGCGGGGCGTTTATTGGGTTTGCTCGATCAGCCAGGGCGGCGTGATCGGGCGATGATCGATCAACGGGAATTGCTCGCCTTGTGGCCAGTCGCGCAACTGCCGGCGGTAAGCCTGCAACTCCGTGTACTGGTCGGCCGTGAGCGATGTTGCGTCGCCCGCCTCGATCTCGTCGCGGTGACGGGACACCAGCGGATCCGTCAACAAAAGCTGACCGTTACGCCATGTACGTTCCAGCTCCGCCAAATAATCAGGCGATGGCTCTGCCGGTGAAACAAGGCAGGGGTAACCATGCTTATCTGACGTGATGATCTGCCCGCGAGAGTTACCACGCAGAAGCTCGGCATAAAAATCATCATCGATTTCAACCGCATCAGAAGGCAAAACGGCATTGATGGCAGGATCATAAAAACTGCACGTACTCGGACTAAACAACATAATCATTCCCCAATTGCGATGTAGTCGAAGTTGCCGTTTTTCCCTGCCCAGGCGCTTCCGTTCCAGTTCATTGATCGGATTGTGACCCCTGACTGCGTCTTGGCACCGACGCCGTAAACCGTAAAGTTCGACCCCACCCAGTTCGCAGCGCTCGACTCCACCACCAGAACCTGACGGCAAGCGGTAGGAAAAGTGACAGGAAATGTCACCGTCCCCACACCATCAACCGTCGCGCCACTGCCCCGCTGGATGATTGTTCCGCTCGGCAGCTTCTGATAGCCCTGAACGCCGGCCCCAGCAGCAAACCCGCCGCCATGCTTCAGAAACCTTCCACCATTGCTGGCAACAATTTTCCAAATAACTCCAGTGGATACGACAGTCAACGTCTCACCCACCGCCATGACATAAGGTGCGGCGCTACCCTCCAGACCTTCAAACACAAGCGCATCGGTGCCAGATATAGCCACCGCAAACGATGTCATTGATGTCGAGGAATGGGAGATAGTGAACATCGATCCGGCCGCGACCGAGCTGAGCAACGGCAACCCTACGTTGACCGCACCCACCCCCACATTCGATGTGACATAGCTACCCACCTGCGCCGGTGTCAAAACGGTGTTGGCAGAAACCGAAACGAACCCCTTGCAATTGCCAAGCGCTCGCCTCACAAATTCCGTAGTAGCCAGAGCCTTGGAATCATCAAACTGCGGCCGGGTCGTGAAGTTTGGCCCCGCCATCACACCGGCGAAGGCGAGCGCCGCCGTTCCCCCGATTAGACGCCACTGGTTTTCAAGCCGGATGAATTCCGCCGTGTCGCCCAGGGCGAGTACCAGCGGACCAGCCACACCGGTCGAGGTGTACACGACGTCAGCACCGGCCGGGACAATTTTCAACCCACCATTGCCAGCACAAACAAGCGTAATGGTAGCGCCCTGCGCGACACCTGCCGTCGGCGGCAAAGTGGCTTGGATCTGCGCCGCACCGGAAAAGCTGTGAAGGCCACCGACGTGCATGGCCGCCAGAGCCAAGTTCGCGGCGTTCGTGGTGAAGCCAGAGAACTCGACACCACTACGCTTTACAAACTCCGCCGTGGCGAGCGACTTGCTGCTGTCGAATTGCGCCGGCGTCGGGGCCGTGGGATTGCCTGCAAAGCTTGGCGACAACAGCCGGGCAAAGCCGTCTGTAATGTCCTTGAACGCGAGCGCCGTAGTGCCCACGACAATCGGGCCATCGGTCACCAGTTGCCAGATCGTGTCGGCCTGCGTCGCACCCACCTCGACCGCCACCGTCAGATTCGGCGTGACCTTCGCGTTGTTGTCGGCATCCTTGGCGCGCGCCCAGGCACCCACAGCCACCACATACGGGCCGTTATCCTTGGCGGCCGCCTGATTCTTCACCAGCACGCGATCGCCGGCATTCAGCGAAACACCGTCGACGACCTGCAAACCGACCAGGGCGATATTGGCCGTGGTCGCCGCGCGCACTGACTGCTTAATGTCGAGCTTGCTCAGCTCTTCCAGAATGCGCGAATCGACATACTCACGCGTCGCCAGCACCACCGACGGGTCAATCTTGAGACTGATCTGCGCCGTGCTGGAAACAATCAGGTTCATCCGCACAACTTGCGTGCGGCCCGACCCCTGCGACAGTACCGGCTTGAAGCTTGGCGCGCAGTTGGCCACCGCCACCAGATCCCCGTCAGCGTCATACAGACCGACTTCACGAATCCAGCGCCCGCCCTCGTCGGCTGGGATAACCTGCTCGGCAATAATCACCGCCGGGTTGACCGGGTCGATGCGCAGTTGATTCAGCGGACGGCGGCGCCATTCGTTGATCAGTTTGGTTTGCTTGGCGCTGGGCTGCGGCTCGGTGTCGTTGGCATCGCCCAAGCCCATTTCCGTGATGTTCCAGGGCACGCCCAAAACATTGGCGTTCGCCAGCTTGGCCGCCCCCACGTCCGTCAGGATCGCGAAAAACTTTGAGTTCGCATCAATCATTTAATAAATATCCATGATGTCTATGGAGTGTTCACGGCCGACCATGCCGAAGCTGCCGGTGATTTCAATGTCCTGCATTTCCGGCGGAAAGATATCGAGTTCATCACCGTCGTAGAGCGTCACGCCTACATTCAAATTGCCTTGTGTTTCCAGGCTGATCGCCAGACCAGTCATGTGCCGGGTGACGGGCTTGGCATCGTCAATCAGGCGCTCAAGCTCCAGATACATTTCTTCGGTGATGCCGGTATCGAGAACGCCGATCTTCAGTGCGAAGGTGCCCGGCACGCCCTCGGGCACGGTCTTGAACCACTCCACAATTTCGATCAGATAGCCCAGCGGCTCGACCACGCGACGTATCGCGCCGATCGTGCCCTTGTGCTTGTGGATGTAGAAAGACGCCTTGATGGCCGCGCGCTTGGTCGCCTCTGACCATCGGTAATCCCAGCGATCGACCGACCATGCCCACGCCAGATGCGGGAGCAGTTCGACGGGGCAAGTGTCGGGGTTGTACAGCGTGCGCAGCGGGACAATCGTTCGATCGTAGAAAGCCGCCTCGATTGCCCGCTCCAGAGGCGTGCTATTGCTCGGCAGCAGGCTTTTCATGTTGCCCCCGCCATCGTCACTTCGTAACCGGCGCACCACGCCGCCTGCGCCTTGGTAGGCGCCAGATCCTGCCAGCCCACCAACTCGACCCGGGAAACGCCGGCAATGTGCAACTGAGCGTCCACAGCCGAGCGCGCCACCTCAACCCCCAGCCGTTTGCGCGGGTTGATCCACGCGGCAAGGCGTCGTTTGGCCTCGGTCAAACTGGCGTCCCCCTCCGGGCCAGCGCTGCTCATGTGCAGGATGGCGTCGATCCGGTATTCAAGGATTTCGGCGCTTTGCACCGTGACCCGATCGCCGACCGGGCGGGTGTCCTCGTCATCCAGAGCCAACCGGACAATGTCCAATAGCTCGGCACTGGCTTCGCCTTTCCCCTCAGCGCTCAGCACCGTTACCGTAACGTGGCACGGCTTCGGGCTTTCCGCCGAGGCGTCGGCCACCAGACCCGAAGCGTTACGCGTGTGCAGAATGTAGCTGTTTCGCGGCCCCGCCGTGGTCAGGCCCTCATAAGCCAGTTGAATGCGTTCCCGGTACGCGTCGTGTTCTTCCAAAACTTCAGGCACTGGCGGCGTCGCCGTCAGGTCCTCGGCCTGAATCACCAGGCGCGGCAGATTGACGTTGCCGCCAAGCTGATCGAGGTCAGTTCCGGTCGCGTAGGCCAGCAGCAGCGCCTTGGCGCCGTCGTTGACCCGGGCACGGTTGCCGAGCTTGTTATAGGCCCCGACTTCCAGCAGCTTGACCACCGGATCTGATTCAAGGTTGGCCGTCCAGTTGTCGCCCATGCTCGCGCGAAACATGCTCAAGCTGTCTTCATAGGTTGCTTCGAAGTCCAGCGGCTCCAGCACGTCCGGCGCCGGCAGCGCGGACAGATCCAAGATACTCATGCGCTCACCTCGGCCAGAAAGTCGTCGCCCAGGTATTCGCCGGCGACAACCAAATCAATTTTCCCGCCCAGCACAGACCGCACCTTGACGCTCTTGAGCTTCACGCGCGGCTCCCAGCGGCCGAGCGCCCGCGCAGCCTCAGCCTGTACCGAACTGATCCAGCCGGCGTTAACCGGCAAATCCACATAGGTGCGTAGCTTGCTGCCGTAGTCGGGCCGCTCCCGGCGACTGCCCAACGGGGTGCTGAGAATGTCGCCGATGGACTGAATAACGCTGTCGATGCCGGTAATGGGCTGGCCGGTTTGGCGATCCATTCCGATCATCTGCGTTACTCCTGGGCTTCAAGTTCGGGATGGGCTTTCAGGAACTTCACAGCCTGTTCATCGGACGCCGAGACGTCGACCGAGGCGCCGATCACGGCGAGCGTGCGCTTGCTCCCAGGAATGCACAGGGTGCGCGAGGTGAATACCGTGTCGCGAAACTTCAAACGCAGATCCGTCGACGTCGACGCATCAGCGTCGGGCATTGCAGTGGCCTTGGCCATGGGTTTCCTCCAGACACAAAAAAGCCCGCACTTGGCGGGCTGCATGGTTGATTGATCAATGCTTGTGGTGATTGTCGCTATTGCCGGCGGCCATGATGTTCGCGTCGCCGTCGATGTTGCCCGTTACGTGTAACGGCCCGTCGATGTTGACCGGCCCTTTGATGTTCACCGTAGCCTCAATGTCAACCGTGCCAGACTTCACCGTCACGGCGTTATCCGTAACGACCAGTTCGGTACCGCCGACTTTGATTGTCACGGTCCCGCTGGGCACGGTGATCGTGTAGCTGCTTGCCTTCCAGTCGTAGACCAGCGAACCCCCATCATCAAAGCGCCAGACCTCGACGTGATCGCGGTTGTCGGGCTGGGCGCCGGCGTTGCCGTACAGCCCCGGGATAAACGTTCCGATGCCGGCCTGCCCGCTGGGACTGATCAAAACCCCCTGCTCGCCCAGGCTCGGCGATCGCCAGTTCCGCGCCTTGCCGGCCGCGAGGCTGTGCCAGCGCACCCAGGCGCTCGTCCACTCGCCATTCGATACCCGAACCGCTCCGGCCGCCAGATCAACCCCAACGACCGCACAGGGCATCACCATGGCCGCAATCATGCGGTCATGCTCCCCCCCGGAATAACTCACGGCAGATCCTCTGCCGGGAAAAACTCCGGCTTCTTGTCATCGTTGAAGCCAAACAACAGCGAACCCGGCGGCTCGTCTGGCCATGGCCATTCAAGCGTTCCGATTTCAAAGGCCTGCGTCCACTGCACCGACCACATAACGAACTGCTCAAGGTCTGGCATCGGCGCCTCGGGCTGGGCGTGGATGTTCTCCGGCGGGCCGGTGATGAAGTCCAATCCCCAATACTGATAACTCAGGATCGAGGTCATTTGCGCCGCCAGAATGGACGCTTGCAGTGAGGCCTTTTTGCGCGTTGCGTCGACCAGAATGCACGACTGAAAACGACCGATCAGCGCCGTTTTCCCTTCGCCGCGATCGGTGCCCAAGGTCATGTCCGTCACCCCGAAAAGCAGTGCCGGCGTTTCCACTAAAGAGCCCAGCTCGGGGAAGTGCTCGACGTGCAGGAACCGAGGCATGGCCGCCGCGATCGTGCTTTTCATCGCCTCATGTAATGTCGTCAGTTCGCTCATTGCCCACACTCAACACCAGATCGACCATGCCGGCACCGTCGGGCTTCAAGCGGCTGACCTTGTAGCGGCCGCCGCCCAAATAGGCCGGCAAATCGATGGTAAGAAAGTCGCCCTTTTTGATATCAGGCACGTCGACCAACCGCACGGTTAGAGTCGGCTCCAGCACCGCGTCCGCATTGATCGCCGACCCCAAGCGCACCGCCCCGCCCTTGCCGCCGCCGATTTCGGCGCCGACAAACGGCGAAGCAAAGGCCCCCTTGATCTGGCGACCGTCGGCCAGCGTCGCCGGGTCGCCCAAGCGATCGACCAGCACGGCGTCCATGCGGGCCGCCAGCTCACGAAAGCGCCCGGCGGCCGTCATTGAATCAGCAACGCTTCAGCGAAACCGCCGGCAGCGTCTGTCAGCAACTTGCCGAAGGGCACCGCGTCAGACGTACCATCAGCCACCAGCCCGCCACTCAACAGACTGACCTTGACGCCCGCCTTCAGCGCGCCAGTGACGGGCAACACCCAGGACCCGCCCAGCACGCCAGTAAAGGGCTGACCCTTCACGGTATCCTCCAGCGGGACCGCGACCAGCGCATTGATCACCACCGGCACGCCGGCGGCAGTGCCGCCCGTAGGCGATACGAAAGTGCGCTGCATGCCAACGCCTTGATAATTCTTAGCCATCGTTCAAATCTCCAGAACGCAGAAACAACAAACCCCGCACTCGGCGGGGTTCTCAGGGTTATCGGAATTACTTCCCGGCGGCGCTGTACAGACCACGGAAGTCGACCGGTGCCACACCGGCGTCAATGCGAACCTTGCTCGCCACACCGTCCACGGTAAAGCCGTTCTGCTGCTCGACATACGGGGTGTCGATACCGTTGAGGTACGCGACTTCAATGGTGTCGCTGCCTTGCTTGGCCGCCATGTACCACTGCGACGCAGAGTTGTCGTCCAGACGCGGTTCACCAATCACTTTGGCAAAACCACGGATCGGGTTGACGATGCCGGAATTGACATCAGCGCCCGGCACCGACGCCGAGTTGATTAACTGGTTAGCGCGATCTTCCAGGGCGACCGGGGTCAGCACGTAGGCCGGGCGAATGTTCAGAGTGCGCGCTTTGCCACCCTCGACCTGCGTTTTTTGCGAGGCCATGGCGGTCTTGCCGGCGATCAGGCTGGCAATGGACAGTTCGGATCCCGGGCCGGCCGCGTTGTTCTTGCGCGACGCATCAAACAACGACTTGCCGTCGCGCATTTTTGGCGGACTGGTCAGCACCGCATAAACCAGATCACCGATGGTCGCGCGCGCCGCTTGACCCATCTTGTAAGGCACGTCGCTCAACAGCGACAAGTCGTCGTTGATGATCGCCTGACGGGTGATCGAGAACAGTTCGCCGTAGGTGGCCAGCGTGATCGGCTCGCCGCGATCGCTCAGGGTAATGTGTTTGTATTCCGCGCCCGGGCGCACTTCGCGCAAGCTCGGGAACTCGCCCAGGCCAACACGCGACGACGTTTTAAAGTCGCTCAACTGGCCTTTCTTCGTCCAGAGCTGGAACGTCTCCGGCGCCTCTTCCCAGCCCGACAGAACCGATTTACCGGCGATGTCGAGCAGGATCTGACCGAAGTCGCTAGAACCGTGAGTGAAGGCCAGCCCGACCATCTGCATCGGGTTCAGGGTCGCCACGAGAATGCCGCGCTCGGTCAGCGAGGCCCGGGCCAGCTCGTTCAGGCGCATGTGATTGAGACCGTTGCTGGCCTCAATTTCGGCGATACCAATTCGCGCCTCCAGCGAGGCGCGCACCGAATCACCGACCAGATTGCCGTTGGAAATATGGCCATGCAGGCCCGGCAGGTTGGACGGGGTTGTCTGCTCGCCCAGCTTGGCCAGCAGTTGCGCCCGGGCACTTTCAACGGTGCAGCCCATGTCACCGATGCAGGCCGCCAGCAGTTCAGGGTGGCCGGAGGCAAACCCACCGAAAGCGTTGGTGATACCGGTACGGCGATCGTTTTCCTCCGCGATGATCTGAGCGCGGATCTGCTCAGTTGTCGCGGCGTTGTTCGGCGCCGGTGCAGGCGCGGGGGCAGGTGCCGGGGCCGGCACTTGGTTACGCGGGTTCATCAGGTTGCTATAGGCTGCTGCCGGCATGTGTTCAAACTCCTGCATGCGTTTCGAATTGAGTTGTGCGGCAGCCACCAGGGGGTCAATCAACTGATCAGCGAAACCGGCTGCCACCGCTTCGCTACCATCCATCCACGTTTCTGCCTTGAGCAGTGCGTGAATTTCTTCCGGGGTTTTCCCCGTTTTGCTGGCATACGCCTGCACCAGCGTGCCCTCGACCTTGTCGAGTAGATCGGCGTACTGACGCATGGCTTCCGCATCCCCGCCTTGGGCACCCCAAGGCTTATGGATCATCATCATGGCGTTGGTGGGCATGTACACCTTGTCACCCGCCATCGCGATAACGCTGGCCATCGAAGCGGCCAAGCCGTCGATATAGACGTCGACGCGAGCCGGATGCGCCTTGAGCGTGTTGTAAATCGCCATGCCGGCGAACACGTCGCCACCGGGCGAATGAATGCGCAAATTGATCTGTGACACGTCACCGCATGCCGCCAGATCCTGCGCGAACTGCTTGGCAGTAATGCCCCACGCGCCGATCTCGTCATACAGCAGAATCTCGACGCTACCGCGCGCCATGGCCCGCATCGAATACCAGCTTTCAACCGGCTGATTCGCGGCGGAAATTACCGCCGTAACCGATGCAGCCACCGACGCCCGAGGCATCATCAGCGGCCGTTTACGTTTGTTTTTTCGTGCCTGAAAGGTCTGCATTGATAGTCGTCTTCCCGTAGAACTGGTGATAGGCGTCCGAACTGAAAACCAGTCCCTTTGCCCGGTTGTTGGCAATTTCAGATTCGCGCGAGCGCTTAAGCTCTTGCGGGTTGCGTCCCCGCGCCCGCACCACTTCGGCTTCATCTGCATAACCGGCCTTAACGAGCGCTTCCCACGCATTCGCTTCATGCACCGGGTTGATCCAAGGCATCACCGGCCCCTGATAAACCGCGCTGAAAACCGAATCCATGTTCACATCACCCGGTGGCTTCAACACTCCACTGAGCAAGCCCATCTGGATAAACGTCCGGTAAACCTTGCGCGACCAGTAGTCGATGAATTCACGTTGCAGCAGGTCGTAGCCCAGTTGTGACTCGACCAACTCCTGACGCTGCGCGGAATACGTGCCGTCATAGCTGCGCGTCGCGGTCGAATAGCCGATACGAGTACCGGCCGAAACCGCACGCAACTGGCCGTTACGGAAACTCTCGACAAACTGGCTTGGCCGGTTGCTTTCGATCATCCCCACGTCTTCGCCGGGCAGCAGCCCGTCAAACACCATGCCCGGAGCGATCGGAATACTCCGGGCGCCGGTGGCCTGACCGTCCTTGCCAGCGGTTGTGGGAGCCACGACATAGTCATCCGTGGAACCCTTTTTGATGAACATCGCCAGGGCAGCACTGATCCGCGCGGCAACACGCTCGCTTTCCTCGTAATCCTTGATGTCCGCCAGCCGCGTCAGCACGGCATGCAACAGCGGCTGTCCTCGGTTCTGCCCCAAGCGCTTGCGGTAAGCGATGTGCAACATCTGCTCGGCCGGCACGAACTTGGTATCCGTGGACATGCTGAAACCCAAGGCACTGCCCGGGTGTCGCTTCAGCAGGTTGTAGCCCTTGACCCGCCGCCAAGCGTCCCGGGTGATGCCCTGACAAATGCCCTTCGCTTCATCGTTGTAGTTCCAGGGCAAATAATCCGGCTCCAGCAGCTCCAGGGAGAACGGAACCGCGTGCAGATGCTTGAAGTTCGGCACCGTACCCATCAGCAACTGAGCCAGCGCCTCACCGTCGCGCAACCATGTACGGCACACCAGCCGTTCCATCTGCGCCCGGCTCAACTCGCCCGAAGTTTCCGGCCGCAGCGACCACTCGGCCCACGCATCCTTGATTTGCGCCGCGAACCCCAAATGAATGTTTCCCGCGTGGTCGAGCGGCAGCGGCTCAACCGCAATGCCCGCACCGCCCACCACACGCTCTTCCAGCCGGTCAAAAATCCCGGTGACCAGATCGTGGTCCTCGTCCAACTTGCGGGACTGCCCCCGCAATGATTCGGCGTCTTGCTGAAGCGAACTGTCAGCGCTCCGGGTTTGACGTGCCGCTTTGTGCGTGCGGGTGATCTTGGCCGCCTCAAAAGCCTGAATGCCGCTGCGCGCCGCTAGACGCTTAAGCCCGGCGGCAGGGCTTACCGCCGCAATCAGGCGGTCCAAGGCGTTCAAGGAAACGTAGCCAGGGAATAACCCGGGCTACCCTGTGCGGCGTTACGCTGGGCGTTAACCTTGCGCTCCCACTCGCGCCGCCCGGCTTGGATTTGCGGCAGTTCCGCCATCGTGTGAGTGCGACCCATGAAAATCGTGGTCTTCCCCAGCAAAATGGCTTCTTCTGCCTCCAGATACTTATCCAGCATCTCTTGCGCGCTTATAGCCATCCGTTGTTCTCCGTTTCGAGCCACACCTCTGGTTCTCGGGGCGGCGCTGGTGATGGTTTGGGCACGTCGACGGGACCCGGCGCCACAATCGGCACCGGCTCCGTTTCGGGCGCCTGATCTTGTGGACTGGAAACGTCCGGCACATGCCAGATGCCGGACGGCAACTGCTGCGCGAGTAAATCGAGGTTCATACCGAACCGCTGCTGCGTTATGCGTAACGCGGCGAGCGCATACACAAAGCAATCAAGCGCTTCGTTGCGGCGACCGCCTGCGTCCCAGCGCTGCACGCGCCGATGCTTGACGATCACCCACTTGCGCCTCTCGGCCGTGAGTTGTCGTAATTCGTCCTCACCGCACAACAGGTCGTTTGCTGGCAAATGAACGCACCCTGGAACGCGAGCGCCTGAGGTGTCCGGTTGAATAGTCAGACGGTTATAAATCAGCTCTTTCGCGTTATCCGTCCCGACCTCGACCAGATACACACGGCCGCCTTTGACCTTGGTTTTAGTGCGGGGCCACGTCGCGATCGGCTTGCCGTAGGTCGACGCACCGAAAACAGGAATGATCCAGTTAACGCCGTGCTTGATACTTTCCTCTCGCACTTCGTCCGAGTAGTGCCCGCCTTGGTCCCAGCAGGCTCGTTCAAGCGTGAGGACTGTTCCGTCCTCACGAATGAATCGCTTTTTCAGCTCAAGTCCGACCTTCTTGCGCAGCTCGACGCTGGCCGGATCACCCGTCAGGATGAACTTGTGAATTAACCAGGCTTCCTCACCAGCACCGAACCCCCAAAACCGACCCTCGTAACGATCGTCCTGCGTGTCGATGCCGCCGAAGATGGCGACCACCCACGGCGGCACCTCGGCGTATACCTCGCGGCGCGCCTGTAGCTGCTGCCATTCCAACTGCTCGCCCTGATCTTCCTCCCAAGCCTCGCCCAACGTGGTGTTGATAAAGGTCTTGAGCTTGCCCCGGTCCTTCTTGACCTTAATCCACTCGCTGACGACTTCCGCCCAGGTGACAAACTCGGAATACACCGTCCAGATATGGAACGTCACCGATCGCGGCGCCTGCATGGGCTTGTCCGCACTGGTAAACCATTCCATGCCGTCACGCGTCCAGATCCCGGAACGCTCACAGATGTAGCGACCACTGGCCGACGCCGCGATCATTTCGTGATATTCGAACGTGCAACCGTGTCCTGACTCGCACGCGTACCACGCCTTTTCGACCTGCTTGAGGTCGTTGAGCAGCCACTTGATGCCGAACGGCGTTTCGGGGTCGCCCCACTTCAGATGCTGTTCCGTCTGGCAGTGCGGGCACTTGATGTTGAAGCGCAGCAGGTGCGGGGAATCATCCGCCGCCCGCGTGATCTGACAGCCCTCGCCCGTCGTTTCCTCGCCTTCAGCAGCGGGCACAATGGTCGTCGGGGTGGATCCGCGAATCGACTTCTTGAACGTGGCGCCTTCCAGACGCTTGTCGCCCAAGATGGTCGGGGCGCCCTCGCCTTCAATGTCCGCGTCGAACTTCGACAGCTCATCGTAGATCACTTCGTCCGGGCTTTTCTCGCGGTAATTCTTCGCCGCCGTTCCGCCCAAGCACCACAACATTTTCGCGTTATCGAAACGCTTTTCATCGAGCGTGTTATCTCGATGCTTCACGCCGAGCCAAGGCGCCAAGGCCTTCACCACCGGAACGTCGCGGATCATCGTTTCGATGTGCCGCTTCATCATCCCGTCAGCATCGCCGTCAGTCGGGCACCATGTCAGGACGTTGCGTTTCTTGTGCTGGATCTTGTAGCCCATGTTGGCTACCAGCATTTTCGTATAGCCGACCCGGGCCGACTTCAGCACGTTGACTTCACGGATCAGGTCGTTGCCCATCGCGTTCAAGATCGCGACTTGAAACGGGGCGGTGGTCCACTTGCCCTCTTGGTAGGACGATTCGGACGACAGATAAAAGTGTTTGTCTGCCCATTCCGTCGCGGTCAGCGGCGGCTCTTTGTAAAGCCCTTCCAGCCCCTTGCGGACACTCTCAATCAGCGCCCTCATCCAAGGAATCGACGAACTCATCAAGTAACTCCGGCAGTTTGTCCGCCAACTTGACGGCGTCGTTTCGCGCTATGGCGACCTCGCGCTGGATAGCCTCAAGGTGTCGCGGTTCGATGTCCGGGCATTTGCGCTTGACCTTGGCATGCACGGTGTCGAGGGTTGAGCCGAGCATTGCGCTCAACTTGCCCAGGGCGAACACGGCAAAATCAACCGGCACCAGCTTTTTTGCCTTGACCTGATTTCGCATCGCTTGCCCATCGGCTTGCTCGGTTGTCAGGCGCAATTTCTGCTGTGCCTGCTTGTACTCAATGAGCGGATCGATCGGATTACCGTCATCGTCGACAGGTTGATCTTTTGCGCCCTGATGTTTGAGCCGATTGGCCAACACCGATTTGGCGTCATAGAACGCCTCGCGGCCGATGCGCTGGACCGGGTCAACCTTCCATTTATCAAAGGCCTGCACGGAAATTCCGAGGCTCGCCGCCATGCGCGACTTGTTCAGCCACCCCGGCTGCTGAGCAATGGACTTCGTCGTCATGATTGAAACAACAACCTCGATTCAAAAATGGGTCATATGTAGCGAAGCAGCGGGGCCCGAATTACCCCCAATGGGGGTGGGGTCCGGGAGTACCTTTTGGATTTGCTCCCCCCGCCCCTGTCAAGCGAAAAGGGCACGAAAGGCGACCATTCGTCGCCCTTTCGCACCCTTGCCCCCCTGATCAGCGCGCCGTCGCCTTGGCATCAGCGAATGCCTGGGCGAACTCGGCCGCGTGGTTCGCCTTCACGATGTTCTCGCCGATCTTGAAGAACGGGAAAATGGTGCGGTAGCGCGGGGCCGAGGCACTGAAGATAAAGACAGGCCGCACCGCATCACCCATGCCCATCGAAACGCGCTCCCACACGCCGCGCGTACCGTCGACCTCAGCAGAGAAATAGCGATGGGCGTTGCCCTTGGCCTTGCTTCGCCGGCTGTTCGTGGCGTTGGCCTGATACCCCGCACGCAATGACGCAGCCCCCATGCCTGACAGGATCTTGGTCATGGTGCCGCGCGACACGTTGCCGTACTGGTTCATGAATGGCGCAGTAGGCACCGCGTATTCGTTGGCCTGCATGACGCCGCGAGCGATCAGCGCCTTTTCAAAGCGCTTATGCGGACGCAGGCCGCCGGTTACCGCCTGCTGAAGGTAAACGTCAGCAGGAATGCCAGAGGCCCACGAATCCTTAAAATAGACCTCGGCCGGCTTACCGGTCGTAGAGGCCGCTTTCGTAAAAAGGCTGTTAAGCGTGGTCGGTGTCGGCCGATCAAGCCGGGCCTTCATCACCGGCAGCACGCCTTTCTTGACCCGCTGGGCCAGCCGGGTCGCGGTCAATACCTGGGCGAACGGGATTTGCCGACGCTCGATATCGTCCAACTGCAACAGGGCAGTGGCTGAATCCAAATCAAAACCGACCTTGAACATGCCACCCCCTTACGCAAATCAGAACGGCCAGAACAACCCAGGACGAATACGCCAAGGCGCGCGCAGGGCAGCATTGAGAGCCGGCGCAACATCCTCACGGGAAGTCACGGTGATATTGATAGCGCCGATTTCGACGCGGGGAGACTGATCAAATTGAGCCAACTCCCCCGCCACCAGCTCGACACCCGGCGAAGCCGAAGACACCGGCGCTTCCTCACGCCATACCAGCGTGCCGAGCGGAAACGATGCGATCAGACCGCCGCAATAACCCGGACCGGCACAGAGGTGAACGCCATTGCTATCGACCTCCATTTGACCGGCAGTCACTTTCAAAGGATCGCCACCAACATCAGGAACAACGTTCCAAACCCATTTTCCTGCACTCTCAGCCTTGCTCATGCGAACCCCTCGTTATGCGTAACGGCCGGCAGCTTGCAGGCCTCAGATTCCCGACACTCGACATGCGCCGAAACGGCGAACGCCACCAGAACAACCAGAACCAGCCGCAGCGGCCGGAACATCACAGCGTCTCCGCCTTGCGCTCAGCCCAGCGCCGGGCGAACAGGCGCACCTGCTCAACGCCGAGGACACCGACCACGCCACCGACGCCATAAGACCAGCCACCACCCAAACCGGCTTTCTCAGCGCCGATACCGACCAGGAACACCAGAACACCGCCCAGCGCGGCCTCTAACAACTGGCGATCCCAGCGCGGTTCTTTGGCTTCGTAGAGAATCCGCAGATAACTCAGGACGAAGGCCAGCAAGCCGGCCAAGCCGTGATCCTTGAGTGCAGCGGCAACAATGACCCAGAAAGTCGGGTCTTTTTCTGGGGGCATGTTCGGCATCTCGTTTGTTCTCCCGATCACGGGGAATAGGCATAAAAAAACCCCCGACCTGTGAGGGCCGGGGGCTGAATTGACTGTTTTGCGATGAGTATCGTGGCCGGAACAACACCACAATGACGCAAACGATAGGGGAAACTGCAAAGGGGGTCAACTCTTTTCGTGTAAAAAAACACTAAACGTGTAAACGCCCTACCCTGTCAACCCTTCGATTTTTGGCCTCGATCACAGCCACAGCGCCCGTTCAAGTTGCGGCAAAACGCACGGCAATTCCCCCGCCCAAACCCCGCCGCAGCCCCGTGGCAAAGGCTTTCGGCAGTGTGCGCAGCTTTTGCTTTCAACAACTCCACGCTGCTGTTTGATCAAATCCGCGTCACGCCGGATCAGCGTCAACACGTATTCGGTTGCGGTATACGGTTCGGCTCCAGAGGCCCGGAATACAAGGGCCTCAGCCAATTGCGCCGCCTCTATCGGCCCAATTCTGGCGCGCAACTCCACAACCCCGGCCGCCGCGTCGCGTTCCCGTTGCTCCCGCTTGCGCTGCGCCGCCGCACTCTCGCCGCTTTCCTCAGCGCTGTGACGCGTCACAAGATCAATCAACGGGCCTTCGACGCGATCGGTCGCCACGTCCAAGCCCCCCACCACCGCTGGCAACGTCGGCACGTCAGTCATGTTTAAAATCCTCTTATATGATTAATTTGGGTTGTACGGCTCAGGCCAGCCAGCCCGAGGGGTCTACGGCGATCGGCTTAACGGCGCGTCTTGCTCCTGTCTTGTCCTGCAACGCGTCAAAACCCTGCGCGTCGAGCCATGCGTGCCACCGTTCCAGGGCGTTGCGCTTGACCTGTTCGCCCATGGCTTGGAAGTAGGTGCGTTCCAGTTCGCTGGTCGCGTGGTTGAGCAGCAGCTTGCCCACCAGCGGATCCACGCCAAGGTTTGCCCATATAGAAGGCGCGAGTTTGCGCAGGTCGTGACTGGTCCATTCGCCGGCGCCGTAACGGGTGAACACCGCAAAGGCCTGACTGCGTGACATAGGTCGACCGGCACGCACAGACGATGGAAACAGGTAAGCCCCGGTGTACCCCCTCGCCTCTTGGTCTTCACGGTAACGACGCAGAAAGGCCACGGCTTGCGGGGTCAGTGGCAGGACATGGTCGCGCTTGGATTTGGTGTCAGCCCCGGGCAGGAACCACTCCCCCGCGTCCAGATGAATGTTCTTCCACTTGGCCAAACGGGTTTCAGTGATGCGCGTGGCATGGGTCAGCATCAACACCATCAGCGCGACGCCGGCCGGATCCTTGGCGAAGAACTCAGCCCAGTCGGCCAGCAGATCCACAACGGCCACATGACGCAAGCGCGCCCCCTTGGGCCTGATCTTCGCTTTGGTGAAGTTGCCGAACGTGATGCCCGCCATCGGGTTGACGGTGATTTTCTTCAGGGCCAGCGCGCGACTGAAAACGACTTTCAGCACGTCCAAGGTTGATTTGACGTAGCCCAGGCTGTACTCGGCCTGCATATGCCAAATCAAATGGCGATCGAGGGTGTCGGGGTTGAGTTTGCACAGCGCCAAGTCGCTCAGGGCGGGCAGCAACTGGCGAGTGATCGCCGACATCGAGGACGCCCGGCGCTCACTGGATAATGCCCGGTCAGCCTTCAGACGTTCGACGTACCAGTCCAGCACCTGGCCAACGCGCTCCCAGCCATCGACGGTGGCCACCGCAGTCGGATCGGTCATTAGACGGGCCAGCACGTCGGGCACGCTGTCGATCATCAGCCGCGTCGGCACGTCGGGCCAGTTCGCCGCCTTGCGCCACTTCGGGCCGTTGTCGTAGCGCACCAGATGCCAACTGCCTTTGCTGCGATCGTTACGGTAACGAAAGCGCAGCGGGTGCCGTGGGTCGTTCAACTCGGTGACGTGCGGATCTTCGGCGTGCCGCTTGATCACCGCGTCAGAGATAGGAACCGTGAGTGTTGCCATGGTGCGTGCCTCAATGGTGCCCACGGCCGTGCCGGCGGGCGGCGTTGTCTTTCTTCAGGCAAAGCAAGGCCGCAGGCGCGACGATGCCCATAAATTGATTGGTTGGAACGGGTAGAGCCGAACTGGCGCCTTGCGCGACAGCCTTAACGCGTTACTCGGGGAGGCCTGCCTGCCACATCTTCGCGGCCACAGTGGTCAAGGGCTTGGCGAACATCAGGCAATAGACGCCCGGCGCACCCCAGCCACCGGCAAACCGAAACCCGACCAGATCCCCGCCGTGGTCCATGCGCGAGCGCTGGGCCGGATTGAGCGCGGCCGGCAGAACACCCCGCGCCGTCTCGACATGAATAGCGAAGCCCAGGGCGGCCCCGACGGCGTAGGGATCCTCCCCACGGAACCCGGCAAATAAAGGGTGGAAGTTCATTTGATCCCCAACAGTGATTCAATGGTTGCGCGCGCCTCAGCGAGGCGGCTGCGGTACGTTCTCAAGCTCACACCCAGCGCGTCGGCCTTCTCAAACTGGCCGATACCATCCTGCTCATAACCGACGATCTTTCGGCGCTGAGCCACTGCCCACCAGTTCGCCCCGTACTCAAGCCGCAGGACGTCAGCGCGCAGCGCGTTCTCGACAAACATGCCCAGCACGGCCGCCTCGATCTTGCTTTCCAGCCCATCGACAGGGCCGCCAGACGGACCAGAACCACCGAAAAAGATCTCACCTTTATTGTCGATCAGCTTGGCGAGCATGGATTTTCCACTGGTGCCGCCGCCACTTTCCGGCCAGCTCCAGCGCGCCCATAGCTCAAGGGCGCTATCCAAGCGATTGTTACCTTTCCTTCTCGCCATTGAAGCCCCCTTAGCCGCCGGCCTCGGGCATCAGCCTGTAACCGGTGCGCGGCATGTTTTTGCAGGCTGGAAACTTGAGGCCGCTAGTACACACCGACAGGCCAAAAATGCTCTCGGCACGCACGCAAACCTTGCAGCCCAGCGCGCGCAGCTCCTGCGCCTCGACAATCTTCGCGGGATCGCCGTAGGCATACCCCGGCAACGCGCGACTATTGAGGCCCATGCGCCAGATCCTCAAGCACTGCACGCACGCTCCCATTTGCCGCCAAGTAGGCCATGCACGACTCAGAAAGCGCCTCCAGCGGCTCGCACACATGCGCAAAACCGGCGGTCCCATCAGTCACGATCAAATCACCACGGCGAATGCTCACAGACCCCGAGGGACGACTGTATAGGTGCCAAACGAAACCGCCACGGCGGCGAATCTCGGCCGCCTCCAGCTCACTCAGGCAGTTCGCAATCACCAACCCGTCAACAGGCGACGGATCACGCGCGGCGTCGGCCGGACCATCCAAGAAGGCGCGCAGCAGCTCGACTCGACGGCCGGCATTTTTCTCGCTGGGCGAACGCATGGAATACGCAGCCAAACGCGCCTTTCCAGAGGAAACAAGGCGATCGGCGATTTCGGTGCGCTCTTTTGGGTGGCCGCCAGACAGTGCAATCAATAACAAGGAATTCCCCTTGGGCACGCCATCAGCGGCGCGCCACTTCTAATTTTTCTTTGCGCACAGTCATCAAATAGTTATGCAGGGTGGCCGGCGACTTGTCCGCCCCCTCCTGGCTGGCCAGCTCTATGGCGGCTCTCATTTCCTCGACCGTCGTATTGGAAGCACACCAACGACGGAACAAAGATTGGATATAAGGGTCTTTGCCTTGGTCTTCAGGCATTTGCGCCTCAGCGATGAACCACAGTCGCCATTCATTGGCGACGCGGGGCAGCGGCGAAGCCGGCAAGAATGCTTGGAAGTCCGAAAGCGTTACGCGTAACGGGGAGTTTGGTTCGGGCGGCTGATCGAGGCACAGAAAGCCGTCGGCCGCGAGGTAAGTCATGAACACGCTTAGTTCAAGCGGGCCTATCTGCAACGCCTCGCGCCAATCGCTGCCGTCCAGCTCGACGACGCCGGCGGCACGCGAGGGACTGGCGGCGAACTGCTCCAGCAGCTTGATCAAGCGGGCGAACCCGGCAACACCAAATCGCTGCTCGACCTTTAGAACGATCGGCAACGTGGAGAATCCGGACGGCAGGCTAAGCCCTGACATTCTTCACCCGGGCCTTCATCACTTCCAAGGCGAACGGCGCATAAATGCCGTTCCAGTCCACGACACCGCCGGACTTGGAAAGAATGTTCATGCCGGCATTGAAAGACGGCCGCCGCTCTTTGCGATACCACGAGGAAACCGTGCGCGGCTCTTCTTCGAGCAGAGTGGCAACGGCGGTGATAGCGCCTAGGCTCAACTTGCCCGGCACCGACACACCACCGACGCTTTCAATCCACTGATTTAGTTCCACGAATAGAAACCCCTTTACACGAATAGTGTAAGTCTATTTCGACTGGATCCCATTCCTCAAGCTTTTTTTCGCAGTATCTACACTTAAAGTGTATATTTATTCGGGTTACGGATAATATCCATCTATTGCCAAGGCGTGAAAACTCACGGCGCCGAATGAGAGATTGCGCATGTCTGAATTAATGGAAATTGTGGCCAAACGGATTAGGCAGTGTCGCGCGGAAAAGGGTTGGACGCTTGAAGAGACGGCCGATCGCCTGTCTCAAGCATCCGGCCAGCCCTTCGGTTATTCCCGCTTTTCCAATTGGGAACAGGCCTCGCGCATGCCGCCGAGCGACATGGTTTTGCTGCTCGCCAAAGTCTTCGGGAAAACTCCGGCTTGGATCAATGGCTACACCGATAACGACAGTCTGAATGCGGTTACGTCCGACTATGTGACGGCCAACCCAACCAGCATTCAAACCAAAGCCGGGGCCGTACCTTTGACCCAGGCCACAGACAGCACCGCGTTCAGCGTCAGCTATATCGAAGCGCGCGGCATGAACCGCAATAAACTGCTTTGCATCAAACAGATCGATGCCAGCATGGCCCCGATGATCGTTGAGGGTGACGAGTTGCTGCTTGATGGCGAGCAAACCACCGTGCGCGGCGCTGACCTTTTCGGGATCATTGTTGCCGGCAACATCTGGATTCGCTGGATCTGCCCCGAACTGGACGGCACTTTCACCTTGAAAGCGGGTGACAGTTCCCAGTACGCTGATAGCACTTTGACACCTGAAGCCCTTGAAAAGCTGGATATCGTCGGCCGCGTAGTACGCATATCGCACGATAGATAGAAAAACCGCCCTTAGTCTAAGGGCTTTTTTATTGCTCAGATTTACACTTTGCGTGTAACATGCCACGCAACTTAGGAAAGGCAGGTTCCCCCATGCAGCAAGGTAGCGACGTTTCCCACATCACCCCGCACTCCATCAGCCAAATCGGCGGCGCAGTGGCCATTCAGCGCCGCCGCGTAGTCGCGATTAAAGAAGTCCATTCGCTGGCAGGCTCAATGCAAACCACAGCCCTGTATTGCATTGACCAGGGACACGTCACCGTTGAACACATGGAACAGATGGCCGACTTGCTTGGCATGCTGCGCCGTCAACTGGACGCTATCCGCCTCGACCTTTCCAACTAACACCCCCTCCCCGTTATTTCGCAAGGAAGCGCACCCCATGAATGCCCGCGTCCAGATCCACGGCGAGGAAGTTATCGGCTACCCGGGACAGAACCTGTCGGACAGCGAACTGTTCGTTCTGGTCAAGACTGCCGAGGGCTTCCCGACACCGGTTATCGCGAGCGAGCTGCAACTGGATGATGCCGGCATGCGCATGGTCGAGCGCAACATCCTCAGCAAGCTCGGCGCAAAGAACAAGGCGCACATGATCACTCGCGGCTTCACGCTGGGCGTACTGGCCCCGCAAGCGCTGTGCTTCATGCTGTGCCTGATCGCAGTCATGGAAGTAGACACGGATTTCAACCGCCCCCGCTCCCAGCGCCGCAGTCGCACCCTTACCGAATTTTCGCGGACCGTGCGCACCTCTCCAGCTTCGGCCGGCGGCCCGCCTTCGCGCTGCCTTCTTTCGGTCTGATCGATTCGTTATTTCGTTAATTCGTTATTTTCTTGATAGTCGTTTCACGCCGGCCTATACTCGCCCTGTGTTAACGAATTGAAGAATTAACGAATTAACTAGGGGTTCGCATGGGCAAGCGTATTGGTGCTTTTTCACAGAAAGGCGGTGTAGGCAAGACAACGATTTGCGAGGCGCTCGCGGCCACCTACACCCTCGGCGGTTGGGACGTACTCCTTGCAGATTTGGATATCGACCAGTCCTCAAGTTACGAATGGCTACTTGATCGCCTGCAAAATCCAAAGCTTGCCCCGATCAATGTGCAGGCCTTTGGCACCGCTGCAAGCGCACTGAAGGCTTCCGACAAATACGACCTCACTATTTTTGATGGCCGCCCACTGGCCTCAAGCATGACCGTCGAACTGGCCAAGGTTTGCGACTTAATAATCCTGCCGACCGGCATGGCGAAGACTGATATGCGGCCGACAGTCCGCTTGGCCAATACGCTGGTAGACAAGCATGGCGTAGATCCTTCACGCATTGCCCTTGTATTGAATCACGTAGGCAATAGCGGCAAAGAGCTGGTCGAGTGCCGTAACTTTTTGATGCAAACCGACTACACCCTGCTGCCTTCGCTGTACGAACAGGACTGCTATCGCCGCGCCCAAGATGCCGGCAAATCCATAGTCGAAACTCAGTTCGCCGGGCCGCGCGAACAAGCAGACAGCCTGATAACGGCAATTGACAGCATGCTTACTAAGCTGTCTAAATAAATAACGAATTGAAGAATTAAAGAATCGGAGTAAGACGCATGGTCGCCATCGTTAAAAAACCATCCGCCGCCGGCAAAGGCGAGCCACCTAAGCGCGGTTCGGCATCGCCAGTCCTCGGCAACGCCACCGAAAAGCCAGATCCTCATAAGCGCGTCCCGCTCAACTTCAAGCCGGAAAGCCGCTTCAAGGATGCGCTAGACGACTTTGCCCACCAGCACAAAACATCATCCACGCGCATCATGATCACCGCGGTACTTGAGTTCATGGAACGGCACGGAACTGACATTGGCGACCTAAAAGACTTGGTCGAGCCACGCACCAAATAAGTCGACCAATACCAAAGCAAAGCCCCGCATCTGACGGGGCTTTTTTATGGGCAAAAAAAACCGCTCTAACCGAAGTTAGAGCGGCGCACGTCGCTCAGTCTGATTGCTGTTACAGCCAATCGTCCCAATTGTCGCGGATGAATTCGTAGATGAGGTTACCCATCAACCGGATCATCAACCCCTTCAGTGCATTCGGCTTGCGCTTCATACTTTAGGTCTCTGAAGTCCGACCTAACCCCAGGCGCTTTTCCGGAACACATGACGCCCTCGGAACATGTCAATGCTTCCTGTGAGGTTCAGCCGGGTTAAAGGGCCTCAGGTTTCATCCGCGCGGGTTAGTAGTCCGCGCCCTTGGTCCAGAATTCGTTTAGCAACCCGACCCACATCACGATTCACATTCAACGGGCTTATCTTACGTCAAAAATCTGGAATGTGGTGCGGCGTATCGGCTCAAAAGCGGAGCTTGGTGCTCGTCTAAATGTGAATAGATTGCGCAAACCCACGCCGATACTGGCTGCGCGCCATGTTGTACATAGTTGCAATAACTTGCGCGCAGTGTTGCGCAATAGTATTCTTCTTTACGTCAATGCTTCCTGTGAGACAGGTAGAACGCTTAGTAACCGGTCTACCAAAGAAAAAGCCGCCCTATAGAGGCGGCTTTTTTGTGCCCGGCGTTTCCGCTACTGCTCGACAGCAAACACTCGCACACCGGCCTTGTCAGCAAACTCCGCGAGCGTGTCCAGCTTCGCCCAGGTGCGCACTGGCTCGCGCTTGGAGCGGATCGCATGCCAATCAGACGCGGGACCGCCAAGGCGAAAATAGAAGGCCCATTGCTCGCCCTTACGGGTTGTCACTCGCGCCGCCTTGCTCTCGCGAACCGCGCCGGCGCGCACCAAATCCAGAAAGTTGCCCTCCTCGTAACCCTTGCGCTTCATGCTTGCCCCGCGCCAGTGAACCGCAGCACGGCCGGCCCTACATACGAAAATGCCACCGCTACCCCCTCTTACCTGCACGGCCCGCCAATGGCGGCAGACTACCAGATGAACGAAGCGTTACAGTAACGCCGAATTGCCGCCGAGGCGGCGCACTTCGACTTTGAAGCCCTCCACCTCGGCGCTCGTCAGCGCACCCAACACGCGCAAATCCCCCAACCACGAACAGGTCACGCGCACGCTGTTCGGCCAGTCCTGGGCCAGTGCGTCCATCAGCTCAAACAACGCCCAGGTCAACACCGAGGCGCCGGACTCGGTCGCCTCCGGCCGCACTGCCTGGGCGATCCGTTCGGCCAGCTCCGCGACCTCGGGCGACAGCGCACGCAGGTCGCGCAGATCCTGTTCAAACTCTGGCCCTAACGGCAACGTCATTGCGGCTTCTCCTGTAGCGCGACCTCGCGCTGCCTGGCCACACCATTCGCATGCTGGCAGAGCCGCCCGGCATTGGCACGGCTCAGACGCTGCAAGCGCTCCAAAGTCATTATGGCCCCTTGCAGCTCACCCAGCTTATATGCCACCGAAAGCTCGTTCGGCGCCCGGCTCAGATCCTCAAGCATCCACCGGACCACGTCGACCACGTTGGCCGGCAAGGCGATGCCGATAATCGCGTTACTCATAACGCACCGCCTTGCAGATCCGCCCATGCCCACGGCTGCACCCGGTAGATGCGAAAGGCCCATTCCTCACTGCCGGCCACAAAGGCGATCGACGCCACCCGGCACCAGTGGCCACGCAACAGCCGCCGCTCGACCAGCACCGTCAGCAGCCGGCGCGCTCGATGCAGGCCGACGCCGAACCGCCGCCGAACTGCCCCGGGGCCGGTGAAGGGCCGCGCCGCGACCCAGCGCGCGACCGCCGGCAACAGTGGGTCAGCCTCCCCGAGCGTCACCGCCGACAGCCGGCCGCCCAGCTCGATCACGCCGGTAAACAGCGGAGCATGACCGATCGGCGCCGAACCGATGGCCACCGACGGCAACTCTTCTCCGTCGACGTACAGGGTCACGTTCGTGGCCGTGCACACCTTCGCTTGGCCGCTCATTCGAAACTCACCAGTTCGCCCGGCGCGGTCATGGCGGCCAGCAACGTGCGCATGCTGCCGCACGGCGTGCCGTCCTCTTCCACCATGGGCTTGTCCAGATCCTCGGCACTGACCTCGCGCACGTCGTCCATGTCGAAGGTGTCGGGCATGCCCGAATGCCCTTCGCACAGCTCCAGCGCCTGCTCGGGCGAGTGCGCGGCATAGACGTCATGCTCACCCACCCAATACGCGCCCAGCGGCGCGGCCGCCGGCGGGTTGTCCATGCGATCGGCCAGAGCCAGAAGGTTCGACAGGCAACGCCACGCCGGCACATCTACATTCGTCGGGCCGCTCATTGGTCGTCGTCCTCGTCTTCGTGCAGCTCGATCGACTCGCCGCTCTGCTCGAGCACTTCCAGGGCCATGTCGTCAAACAGGCGCAGCAACGGCGTGGCGCCCTGCTCGTCTTCGCGCAGCAGCTCGCCGGTCAGCTCCTGGGCGAACAGCTCGCGGTCGACGATGGTGGCGGCCGACGTGCCGTCGCCGTGGGTTGGCCAGTTGTCGCCCATGGTCACGGAGTGACAGAGCATGTCGAGGGTGATGCGAATCACCAGCTCGTCGCCTTCGACGGCGACGCGCGGCAGGATCAAATCAGGGGTGTTCATGCGGTGAATCTCCTTATCTCGATAGGTTGTGACGCGTCACGCGCCGGACTTTTCCAGAAGAACCGCACGCACCCGCTCGGCCTCCAGCAGATCCTCGCCTTGCTGCGACAGCTCCCACAGCGCCGGGCTGCGTTGCACGCGGTTCAACAAACCCAACCGCGTCAGCAGGTCGAACCAGTGGCGGCCGATATCGGCGCCCTGGTTGTCTTCGGCGCAGGCCCAAAACCGCTGTAACTTGCTGACGACCTTGCCGGCAAACGGTGCCGGCTCGCCGACAAACTCGGCCTCCAGCAGCACCGCCGGATCGGCGACCTTGGCCATGCGCGCGCACTCGCGTGCCCATTCCTCGCGGGTGTAGCTGCCCGCGCCGTTCAGCATGCGCTCCATCTTGCGGCTGAAGTAATCGACGTCGAGGCCGTGGCTGTTTTTCATCGCGTTGAATCTCCTTTCTTTCGTAGGTTGTGACGCGTCACGCGCCGCTCAGTTGGGCCAGACGGCGCCGCATTACTGGCGACCGTCATACCGTCACAGCGCTAGCCTCGGCGCTCCAGAATGATTTCGCTCATGTTGTTGGGCAGGGGCACGACGCGGAACTGTTCGGTGCCTCGCGGCTGCGCGGCCAGCCCTTCCAGCACGGCAGCCACATAGCGGCGCTGCATCGTTACCGGCTCGCCCTTTTCGAGCATCTGACGGATTTCGGCGATGGTCGCCATGCCGGGGTTCTCCTTTGCGAGTAATGGGCGGGTATTGCGTAAAACCAGATGATAGCAAAGTGGGCACCCACTTATGCGCAAAGTGGGAACCGCAGACGTAAAAAAAGACCCCCGCCGGTCGCCTGACTGGTGGGGGTCGTTTTACATAAACGGCGTTATTGGTAACGCGCGGTCACTCCCTCGCGGCGCATGACCACACAAAATCCTCACCCTGGGCCTTCAGGCGATACCAGACCTTCAGCGATTCGCCGGTCAGCACATCAAAGGCTTCAAAGCAGTCATGCGCAGCGCCGACCTCCTGCCCCTGTAGCGGGCCGTCGATCACCATCAGCGTTTTCATCGGATCGCGCACGGTGGTGCGCACTTGCGGGAACGGCTGTTCGGTCAACATAAATCGGGTTCCTTTCAGGGGGATTCGTTACGGGTAACGGCCGGGTCAGTCCGGACGGCGCGCGGCCGTCTTGATACCGCACCGCCAGACATGCCCGTCACCCTCTCGGGTCAGGTGGTACGTGTAACGCGCCTCGGTGCCGTTGGTGGGGTCACCGGTCAGCACGTCGAAGTTGTCACGCTCACAGGCAAACCACTCGCCGGCGCGCGGGCCGTCGATCACCTCAAAGGATTGCAGCGGGTCGCGGCGTTGTTCGGTCGTCATGGTGGGGATTCCTTTCAGTTCGGCTCATCAGGGGAAAGGCACGGCTCAACGCCACAACGCCAGACGGTCTGGCCGTCGTGCTGGCTGCGCCGGTAAATGACCTGCGTTTGTAGCGGCGGCTGACCGACCACCACGGCGAACTGCTGACCCTCACAGGCGGAAAAATTGCCGGCCAGCGGGCCGTCGATCAGCTGATAACCCCGGGGGGCCGATGGCGTCTGGTGCATGCTTGGGACTCCTGTCTGGTAGAAAACGGCGAGTGTAGCGGCGCACGTCGCGCGAATATGTCGGACGCTTCCGAAGTTGCCGGCCAGCATGGCCAGCGACTCAAACACGGTGAACATGGCTGCGCACGCTGTGCGTCACCACGCCCCACACGGAAAAATCCTCGCCCTCCAGCACGTAACGCGGCGGGAAACGCGGGTTCTCCGAACGCAGCACCGGGCCTTGGGCGCAAAAGTCCAGGCGCTTGCACAGCGGCTCACCGTTGACCACGGCAATCACGATCTGCCCGCGCACCGGCTCCAGCCCCTTGTTCACCACCAGCAGGTCACCGTCGAAAATGCCGGCCCCCTGCATGCTCTCGCCCTCGACGCGCACCAGATAGGTCGCCGCGTCGCGGATGTTCAGCACGTCATCCAGCGACAGCAGCGGGCCGACGTCCAGCACCTCGCTCAAGGCTGGCATGGCGGCGCCTCGTCTGCGTCGACGTCATCGAGCAGCAGGCACACCGCGCGGACCTGCTCCGGCGTGCGCCCCGTGCGCGCCGACCACACCAGCACGCTCGCGGCCGGCACGTTGTCATCGACCACCAGCGGCAGCCCGGCCAGCCGTTCCAGCGCCGGCCGGACCACGGCGGCCAACGCCTCGCGCTGCCACGGCGCCGGCGGCGCCTGAGTGTCGATCGGCGCGCTCAGCGGCTTGAACGAGGCCGCCCATTCGGCCGCCGTCTGCACCAGGGACAGGCGCCCGCTGTCGCGGATCCGCGCACTGCCGGCGTCGTAACAGGCCGGGCACCAGCGGCAACCGTAGACCTGACACGGCGCGCCGCAGTCTTCACACGTACCGTTGGCATGGTTGGGGTTGTCGGGGAATTTCGGGGGCTGCTCGATCATGGGGGAATTCCTTGCAGTAATAGAAGAGACGACCAACACCGTCACGCAAACGGGCAGCGCCCGTGCAGCCGGCTCAGGCGGGCCAGCAGATAACACTCGTCGCGAGTGGCCGAGCGCTCGCCCTGCGCCTGCTCATGCTCCAGGGCAACCCGCCAATGCCGGGCACGGCTGATAAACGTCCCGTCACTGACCCGCGACCACATGCCATTGCCGGCATAACGCACCAGCGTCACGCGCTGATCATGCGCGGTGTGGACCAGATAACGCAGCGCCGTGTTGTGGGTGTGCGGCAGGCGCTCGGCGCAGGCCACCCAGTCGCGCGGCGCATCAGCCAACGGGCTGGCCAGCAACTCGTCATAGGTCGGCCAACGCACGCCGGGGTTGCGCAGGTTGAAGCGCTCGCGCGAACTCAGACGGTGATACGCCTGCCAGTCGGCCAACTGCGCCGCCAACTGGGCCGGATCGCGCAACCCGCGCGGCAACGACGCACGCGGCTGCAAATACTCCGGCCGGCGATCGTGCCACCACTGCGAAAGCCCGACGGCCGTCTCGGCCTTGCTCAAGCCTTCCAAGCGGCGGCGGGCCTGCGCCCAGCTTTCGCCCGGCCGCGCGCCGGCGCGCACCTCAGCATCGGTCAGCGGCTGCCAATCGTCGAAAACCGCGCCCGATTCGCTGTCGTGTTCATCGGTCATCAGCTCAATCCTTGTCCGGCGTTACGGTAACGTGACCCGGTTCGCCCGGCAACGCACGGTAGTCGGTCGACTGGCCGGCCGCGCGCAGACGCTGCTCCCATGTACCGATCGCCATGTGCGCCTTGTTGCGCTCGCTTTCGAGCAGGGCGTTTTCACGCTCCAGCGCCGCGACCTGACGGCGCAACGTGGCCACCTCGTCAGCCTTGGGCACGGCGGCCGATACTGCCGCCCCGATCGGCGCCGGCGTGCCACTGACTTCGGCCGCTATCGCCTGCAAGCCGTTTTTCAGGCGCTCGATTTCCGCCCGCGCCTCGGCCAGCTCCTTGCCCTGGGCGGCGGCGATCTTGCGGTACTTCTCGTATTCCTCCCAACCGCGCTTGCGCTCTGATTCCACGCGCTTTTCGCCGTTCAAAATCCCTTGATCCTGATCCAGCTTTTCGATCGCATCGGGCGTCCAGAAAGGCAACCCGCCAAAAATCTTGGCCAGCCGCTCGCGCACATACGGTTGCTTGAGGTGTTCAAGGTCGCGCCGCGCAGTCAGAAACACGCTCATGGCCCACCACATATAGCTGAGGTCATCACGCCCCAGCGACAACGACACCAGCCCTTCCTCTTTGGCAGCCTCCTTTTCGGCGCGCTTGCGCTCGCGAAAGGCTTTCTGCCGCTGGGCGTTGGTCAAGGGCGCCTTGGCATTCGGGTCTTTAGGGGCATCACCGAACATGGCCAACTGACCGTCAGCGCGCACGCCGGCCAATGCGTCGACCAGCCATGCCGGGCGCTTGTCTGCACCCCGGCGATCGACATACTCGCCCTCGATCGTTTTGAGTTTGCCCGCCGCCTGGATCAACTCCAGCACCTCGCGGCGCGCAGCCTGATCCACGGTTTCGCCAATGCTCGACGTCGCGGTCAGGGTCACGGACCGGTATCCGGTTTCGGAGACAAACGGCTTGTCCAGATCCACCGCGCGAAAGTCACAAAACCGGTGATTACCCAGCATGTGATGGGGCACCACCACCCACACCCGCAAACCGTCGACCTCCAGCAGGAACTCGCCCGCCTGCCCCCAGCCCGGCACCTGCCCCGGCTGCGCCGCGACCGCACGGGCCAGCACATGACCGGCGCTGTCGGCATCGGCCTTGCAACCGCGAAGGCTGTCACCGTTGAGCTTGTAGACCAGTGCGGTATAGGCATCTTCGGCCCGATCGAGCGCGTCGACGTGGCCCGCCAGTACCGCATCGTGGTACTGCTCGGCGGCCTGCTTGGCCAGCGCCGGGAACTGTTCGGCGGGCACGTCGGCCAGCTCAGCCACCAGCGCGAGGAATTCCGGCCGTTCGTCACGGGCGAGGTGTGCAGCGGGTTTCTTGCGGGCCATGGCCAACGCTCCTTTAAAGTCCGATTTCATCCATGAGCGCGTCTAACGCGTCATCGCCTTCACGCTCCTGATAGGACGTCAGTAATGCAGCACGGGCCATGTTTTCGGAGGGCGGCAAAACGGCACCACCCACAAAACGGACGGCCTCAATCAAACGGGAAGTTGGGAGTTGGTTGGCCACGGCCTGCATGGCTGATTGTTGCGCGGTGGTCATCGGTCTGCTCCGGTGGGCGGCCTTGGCGGGAAATTGCCCGGCCTTGGAGCAGACTTTAAAGTCGTTTCGTTAATTCGTCAATTCGTTATTTCGTTAATTCGTCACCACGGACTGACGGCTTGGCCAGCCCGGCATAAATGCTCAGCAGGCGCCAGACAGCGTAAGGCACGTCCCCCTCGCCACCGGCCCACTTGCGGATCTTTTTCTGTGAAACACCTACCAGCAGCCCGGCCGCACTTGCCGGCAACCCGGTCACACGCAACAGCTCGCGGAATTCCTCAACCGTAGGAGGCATCCACCCAGGCGCAAAAGCATCAAACAACCCGGGGCGATTCAGAGCCAGCTCCTGGCGCACTTGGTCAGCAGTCATCGAACGCGGGGGATCACCCGGCACTTCCAGTTGAGCGGCGTCCAGACGCAGCGCTGCGCGCATCGCCTCCCACATATCCGGCGCGTCGAATTCCTCGCGTGACCCGTCACGCCGCAACAAAGCAAACATCCATCAGCCTCCAATGCTAAACCGCCGGCAGTGCCGGCGGTTGTCGTTATTTCGTTAAATCGTTATTTCGTTAATCGATCAGGGCAGTACCTGACCTTGACCGAGGCCCCGCCATGCCAGCACGTCCAGCCAGACGGGGACGCCAGCAACCCAACGCGGCCGTAATCCTCGCACGAATAGTAGCCTTGAGCCTCTAGCCAGATACCGATATCCACCAACTGCACACGGTCGACCTCGGGCAGCTTGCGAAATTCCGGTACCGCCAGCACTAGGCAATCGCGCTGCGCCCCCCCAGCCATACGAACATTGAGTTGAATTGCGTAACGATCGAAGAACGCTTTTTTCAAAGCGACCACATGCGGTGCTTGTTTAGTCATCGGTTTTATCCCGGAGTGCGGCCTTGACGTAATGCCCGGCCTTGGGACGAACCTTATTCGCGTTTCGTTAATTCGTCAATTCGTTATTTCGTTAATACGCTCATTATGCGCCCAGTCGCCAAACGCACCACAAGGCCGCCAGAGCTGCGACAAGCGCCGAGCGCGGCCACGGCCTTCGCTGTCGCCTGTAATCGCTGATACAGGCAACGCGGAGGCAACAGGCAGAACACCGAACGCAGGGCAGCCCCCGACCTGACCACTGGAGCGCTTGCGCGACCGACTGGCCGCAGGCGGCGCGTGAAGGAGCGAAGGGACGTCGACCAGGGATTGAGTCGAGCGCGAGCTTGGAACGTCCCACAGCGACTGGAAGGCGCCTCACTGAAGGAACGGCGGCGGGGTGACCGCAGAGCTGTTTCCTTGCCCCGCGCCTCCAGGCGCGAAGTGGGCAGGCATATCTATTTCGTCAGCTCGTCATGCACAAATGGCACGGTTATTGAGCTTTAAAGCGGATCTTTTAAAGCCCTTCGGTACCAGTGAACGACTAATCTTGCAGATATTCAAAAGCAGCTAACTGCTCGATCGGCGCGCCGACTTTTTCAGGGGCGATTTCGTCGGAAATGTGGGTGCCAAAGAGGACAAATCGAGGGGGGTGAGGTCGCCGAAGGCACCCGAGAGGGCGCTGGCAGGGCGCAGGCGAGCGAAGGCACCGCCGGTGGCGGTGCTGGGGAGAGGTGCGCTAGGGCAGCGAGTCGGGATGTATAGCGAAGTGAGGGTGCGCCCGGGCGAATGCCTGGGAGAGCTGGAGCCGGCCAAGGTCTGCATTGGCTTGGGCAAATGCCACCCAGGCCGCCGTCCAGGCTCTTTTATACTCGACCTTGTCGAGCTGCTTCTGCTGGTGTTGCTTTTGCCGGACGGCGCGCTGGGCGGCGTCGTGCGAGTCTTTGCGCACCTTGGCCTCGGCCGCTTCCTTTTCCAAGGATTGCCGAGTGCGCGCCTGCGCCACGCCCAAGACGGTGCGACGCTCTACGCGCTTGCGGGTTTGAGCCTCGGCCAGCTCATGGCCCAGCCCCAAATCGATAAAGAACCGCCGGCGAACGTGAATCGTGACGCGGGTGATCCACTTTTTACCCTTGTAGAAGATCCGGCGGAACTTGCGGCGCACATAACCGGCGCGCTCAAGGTCGCTGAGCAGCCGCGACAGCGTCCACTCGCGAACGCCCGAGTCCTCGCACAACTTGCGCTGACGGTTGACGTGCATTTTTCCATGCTTGTCCATCCAGCCAACCACCATCTGAGCCAGATCCAGGCGCGCGCACAGCGGGCCAATCAGCTCGGCGAGCGCGTCCCAGCGCTGCTGATACGTGCGCGAGTCGTTGATATCGTCGAAGCGGCGCAGGAATTTACCCTCGCGCTTGTCGGCCTCTTCGTGAACTCGGGCGATCGCCTTCTTGAACAGGCCACCGAACATCCGGCCTTGATCTTCAGTGACGCCAGTAAGGCGCCGCTTTTGACCGGTGCGGTCACGCGGTGGAAGTTTTGGGCGTTTGGTCAGGATATCCGGGATGGCATCAAGGCCGGCGTATGCGGCAGCCTCAACAGAGCTGGGCAAAAACTGGTTGACCCGCTTCATAGCGCGCCACCAACAGCCAAGGCCAGCCGCTGGACGCGAGCCGGGGGCTGCAAATCTATACGCCCCCGCATAATGCCGGGGCGGCCTTCTGCTGAGGCTTCGCCGATCATCCAAACATCCCTAATGGCTAGGGCTTGCTTATGCGGTGATCAGCTAATAGACTTCTACCTGCCCGGTTTGAAGCCAATTTGTGCTGATTACCAGAAACCCCCGTCCCGCCAAGGTCGGGGGTTTTCTTTTTTAAGCCTGCCGAAATTCTCTAATTCTTCTAACTGCTTAGCCCCCAAGGGGCTGACGGCGCTCAGAATAACGCGCCCGCCTTTGCTCGTCCACATTTTGTGTAAATTTACACATTCTTGAGCGAAGCAACGGCCAACCGCACCGTTTCCAGGTGCAGCCACTCGCCCGGATGCGCTTCCGGGTCATTGCCTTTCTGAAGACACATCCACGCAAGGTACTGATATATCGCGTCGATAGTAGACGCTTGGTCACTTTTGATCAAAGGATTTACAGAGGGTGTATCCGACATAGGGGGGTTCCTTCCTACAACAGTCGTTCGAGTGCGGCGATTCTATCTAGAATCGCCTAATACTGGATATATAAACAGTAGTGGCGTTTTGATTATCGATCGGGCGCATGCTACCGGACATGCGACAAAGGGCAGCTATCCCTCTGTCGGATATACCTATCCAGTTAATTGCGCCCGACGGACAACGCCCTGACGTAACCCTGGCACGCCTGCAAGGCGATCAATCCGCGATCGCCGGCGTCGGTGATGCCGATAATTCGCCGAGCATGCGCTGGGTCAAGTTCGGCTCTTGCGGGGCCATGAACCACGCCGCCGGCGCTGGCAGGGGCTGACACCCCGTCACAACGGCCGGCAGCGCTGCCGGCGTTGAGTAGGACTGACAGCCGGACATCAGCAGTGGCAAGGCGATCAGACAGGCGTTGCTGAGCTGTTTGCGCATCGGATAGATCCTTGTAATGGGTTTGGTCGTTGTCTTTCAGGCGCTGCTCCAGCGCCAGGCGCTTGTCCTGCTCGATCACCAACGCGCCCACCGTCGCCTCGGCGGCCGCCCGGGCCACGTCGGCGGACTGGCGGGCCTGCTCGGCTAGCGCGTTACCGTAACGCCAGTCCTGTATCGCCCAACTGCCGGCAGCTCCGGCGCCGGCGATCGACAGCAGTACCAGGGCGATCGCCCAGGGTCGCACCGGTGCCGGGATCAGATCGAGGATTGACATAGCACCGCCTTGGCCTTGGCCCATAGCTCGCGGCGATCGGCCAGACCGACGTCGCCCCCGTTGATTTTCCGGCTGATGCCGTCGAACAGGCCGGCGTCGGCCAGATCGTTAAGACCTCGATCCCACCAGTACCAGGCCGCCGACAGCGCGGCATAGTCCGGCTGCTCCAGCAGCTCGGGCCGATCGAGCAGCGGCAGGCCGAGCGCTTGACCGCACAGGCGGTAGTTGTCGCGCCCGGTGATCTGGATCAGGCCGCGCCCTCGATAGCGGTAGCCATCGCCCGAGGCCTCGGGACCGTTGCCCATGCGATTGGCATAGACGCGGTTGGCCAGCTTTTCCGAGTTGCACAGATACGCCTTTGCGGCCTCGATCTCGGCCGGATCCGCTCGGCCGTTACGGTTGTCATCGAACCCCGACTTGAACAAGCGCGCGACGCGCTCGGCGTCCCGGTAGTAGAGGCTTTCCGACAACTTGGTCAGGTGCTGCGACTCGTGCCCGCACTGGGCGACAAACGCCGCCTCGCGCACCGGCGAGGTAATGCGAAACCGCGCCATGGCCGTGACCAGCGCAGACACAAAAACGCCCGCGACTGGGCGGGCGTTGGGGAGGATCTGCAGCAATTGCTGCTGAGTGATCGGCATACAAACTCCAGGCACAAAAAAGCCGCTCAAGGCGGCGGGATGGGGTGCGCTCTCGCGCTATTTGAGGCTCACGACCTTGACCGGCTTGGCGGGCTTTTTGCCCTTCTTGCCTTTGGCTTTGGCCTTGCCATTCTTGCCGCCGTTGCACTCGACAACGGTGGTCCAACCGGCTTGGGTGTAGGTCTGCTGCACCGACTCGGCCAGATACTCGCCATCAAGTCCAACCTTGAAGCCCTGGGCGATGATCGATCGTTCGGCAAACAGATCTGTACGCCCGGCCATTTCCAGCCGCACGCCGGCGGTGGACCGGTTGAACGCAGCCAAGCGGGCTTTCGCCGCCGCCTCGGCTGCTGTCTTGTTCGGGTGAATATGGCGATCGGTATGCACCGCCGGCAGGCCGTCCGGGGCGTCGTCGTTCTCCAGCGACACCACGGCAAGCTTGCCGGTCTTCTTGTCCTGATGCTTGGCCCCGACCGCCTTGTGGGTGCTGCGATCGCCAAGGTGGAACTGCCAGCGGCTGACGTCTTCACGCGTGATCACGATCGGCGCAAAGGCCTTGCCGCTCGCACTCTGCCCGCCCTGACGCGGCATCACCAACAGCTTGCCGTCGGCGACCTTGGCCGTGCAGTCGTACTGCTTGGCCAGCCGCGTGATGAAATTAAAATCGGACTCGCTGAGCTGATCGGCACGCACTACTTTCGTGTTGACCGGACACACCGGCGCCCAGCCGTTGCGGGCAGCGACGTCGGCGACGATCTTGGACAACGGCACGTTTTCCCAACTACCGCTGCGAATGGTTTTGCCGCTGCCGCGCATGTCGCTGGCCTTGCCCGTGATCACGATCGTATCCGGCGGACCGGATACCGTGATTTCATCAACCACATAGCGGCCCAACCGGGCCAGCGACGTCTCCAGATAGCCCAGGTAGACCTCGATCCCCGCGCCCCGGGAAGGCAGTACCACCAGCCCGTCACGGTCATCAATACGCAGCTCGAATTCGTCGGACTCCATCCCGACTTTGTCGGTGACACTCAACTGAATCAGGCGATCGTTCAGCAGCGCCGTGATGTCGTTGCCATCGGCAACAATGCGGAATCGGGGGGTCATGGATTTTTTCCAAAAGAAAGCCCGCACAGGGCGGGCCAAGGATTGAAGCGTTACGCGTAACGCGAGCGGACGCCGGCGGCGTGTCCGGACGGGGTCAGTCCCACAAGGTCACGGCCTCGGTGACTGGGTGCGGCAGATCCGGCAGCACGATCACCACGCCGGCGCGGTAGGGCTGTTCCTCGTCGGCCAACCCTTGATTGGCGCCCAGCACCGCCTCGACGCTGCCATTCAAGTGCCCGTAGAAGTTGTGACAGATGGTATCGAGCAGATCCCCGTCAGACGTTCTGCATGTCGTCGCCATAGCGGACAAACTCCAAGGTAAAGGCCTGTTTGCGCGGAATGCCGCCGGCCATCAGCGAGCTTTGCTCCTCGTCGACGCTTTTGAGGCACCACGTTCCCAGCACGTCGCCATAGCCGGTGGTCAAGGTCAGCGGCTGAAGCTGGGCGCCCAGCGTGCGCAGCGTGTCGAGCTGCTTTAAGCCACCCTTGAAGCCCGGGAAGATCACCCCCTTGAGCGTGATTTTCTCGTCGCCCATGCCCACGCCCTGCTGCGCCGGCCGCCGCCCCAAGCGCTCTTGCGAGGCCCAACGGAATTCGGTCGAGCGGCGCAGCTCGTCAAACGCAGCGGTGTCGAGGTTGAACGTGTACTGCGGCGCCTTCGGGTCCTGCGGCTGAATGATCAGCAAGTGCGGGAACGGCTTCACCGCTTCCGGCGCCGGCGTCTGATCCGTGGCAAAGGCACCGGTGGGCACGATGTTAGCCAACGCCGGGCTGGCCTTGCCGGCGATCTTGTTGATCGCCGTGGCTGCGCGGCCGGCCTGTTCCTTCAGCACCCCCAGCCGCTCGTCGATCTGCGCCACCGCGCGCGTGGCTGTGCCGTACATCGACACCACCCGCCCGACTTGCGCCTGGGCGGCATTGATCCCGCGCATGGCGCGCTGAAGCTTGGCCCCGATCGCCGGACCGACAAAGGGCAAGCCCTCCAGCTCGGACGCGGCGCCGGTGATTTCCCCGATCGCGCCATTAACCGGCGCCATCATGCCGTCAAGGCTGCGCCGGCCCGTCTCCCCGGCCGAGGCCAAGTATTTAATCCCCGACTGCAACTGCCCCAATGCTTCCATAATTCCCCCTGATCACACGTGCGGCGCATCGAACAGATTGCGGCTTTCCTGCTGCTTGGCCATCTCGCGGTAATACTGATCGAGCTGCGGCTTGATCTGCGCGAACAGTTGATTGCCGTCCTTGACGTCACCGTTGACCGTCAGCGAGAACGGCGCGTTGATCGCCACGTTAGACTCGACCTTTGGCGCCGGCGCTCTGGCCGGCGCGGCCTTGGCCAACGGTCCCAGCTTGGCGTCGGCACTGGCCTCGGGCAGCATCATCGAGCGGGCCACGTCGCCGGGCTTTGGCGCCTCACCTGCCGGCGGCGCTGTAGGCGCTGGCTTAGCCATCGGCACCGTCTTGTCGCCTGCGCCGGCATCAGGGCGCAGCATCGTTCGGCCAACATCGCCAACCTTGGCCGCCTCACCTGCCGGCGGCGCTGTAGGCACCGGCTTAGCCATCGGCACCGCCTTGCCGTCTGCGGCGGCATCAGAGCGCAGCACCGTCCGGCCAACATCGCCAACCTTTGCCGACTCCTTCGCCGCCGGCGCACCCACTGGCGCGATCGAGGGGGCCGCCATCATCAACGGCGCGGCCGGCTTGGCGAATGACTTGGCGATATCGCCCATCACCGGCGCAATGTCCTTGCCGGCGTTGGCCATCATCAACGGCCCGGCGTCCGGCATTTTCTTCGCCGCGTCATCGGCACCGAACAGCGATTTGCCGACAAAGCCACCCAGGGAGTCGCCGCCCATGTTACCCAGCACGCCGCCGATCAAGGCGCCGATCGCCGTACCGATCACAGGCACCACCGAGCCGATCGCAGCACCGGCCGCCGCACCGGCGAGGGTGCCCGCCAAACCGCCGGCCGCTGAGCCGTAGCCCTCGGCTTTCTCGTCCTGAGTCTCGGCGTTCTGATAGGTGTCATAGGCCTTGAAACCAGCGTCAGCCACCGCGAGAACCGCCGTGCCTTTGACCGCTGATCCGATGCCAATGCCACGGCCGAAACCGCGACCGCCGCCCTTGCCTTTCCCCTTGCCGCCCTTGTCCTTTTTGCCGTCGCCGGCATCGACGTCGCCGCCGTCCAGCCCACCACCCGCACCGCCTGCCGGCAGGTTGGTCACAATCACCTTTTGCGGGATGTTCGGGTTACCCATCAGCGAGCCACGGCCGATGTTCATCAGCCCTTTGGCCATCTTGAGGCCGCTCATGGCCGTCGACAGGCCAAGGATGCCGGCAGTGGCCAGCCCGATCGCGGACACCAGTCGCGGCGACTCGTCGGACAGCTTGGCCAGCCCGCGCGCGACAGAACCGATCCCGTCTACCACGGCGTCCGTCACCGGGCGCATGGCGTCGCCGATCGCGCGCATCGAGTCGTCGAGGCTCTGCACCATTTCCGACTGTTTCTGCGCCGAAGATTGGCGGCGTTCTTCCAGGTTCTTATCCAGAATCCCGGTCGCGCTGGCCGACTCCTTTTTAAGCTTGTCGTACAGGTCCTTGTTCTGCATGTACGCAGTCAAGGCGCCCTTGACCTGCATATCTGCAAACAGGTCGCCGGTACGCAATGCCGATTCCAGCGAGGCGATCATGGCCTTGGCTTTCTCGGGGTCCGATTCCTTACTGATTGCGGCCGTCGCCTTGGCCATTTCGGCGGCCTTCTTGGGGTCGGTCGCCTCAATGTATTTTTGGGCCAGCGCAAAGCTGGATTCCAAGGTGGACTTGCCATTTTGCAGCCCGGTATTCATCGAAGCCTGATAATCGATACCGGCCTTTTCGTAGGCCTTCACCGTGTCACCGGAACCGATCTTTTCCATCCAGTTCTTGAGGTTGTTTGCCGCCTCGTCGGAACCGCCAGCCGTCTTCATCTGCACCTGAAGCATCGAACCCAGTTGCGTCACCGAGTCCATGCCGGTAATGCCCAGCTTGCCCATACCCGCGAGCAGTTCCGGGAACCAGCGCGCCATGTCGGCCGCTTCAAAGCTGCCCGCCTGCCCTTGATAGGCGATCGCCTCAAGCGCCTTTTGCATCATTGCGGGATCGGTGATCTTGGCGTTTTGCCCCAGGGCATTGATCATTTTGGCGGTTTCGGTGCCGTCCGAACCCTGCCCAACAGAGAACTTGGCCGCTGTCGGTGCGTAGGCCAGCGCCTTGTCCAGTTCCATGCCAGCGCCTACCAGGGCGTTGACCACTTCGGCCACCTGATTGCGCGCCATGCCGGTATCGCGCGACGTGTCGATCACAGTCTTGGACAGCTTCGCCTCTTCGGGCGTGTTGGCAATGTTGGACTTGATCGCAATGTCACGAATGATCGCGCCGTAGTCCGCGCTGATCTTTGTGGGAATGGCCATCAACGCCGTGGCGGCCGTTGCCTGCCCGATACTGCTGCGCATCTGCTGCTTGCCTTCGTCGAGCTGCATGTGCCCTTTGGCCTTCAGCTCGGCGCCCTGCGCAATCTTGCCCATTTGTGTATAGGCCTTGCCGAGGTTGCGAACCTCAACGCCCTGCTTTTTCAGCGCGGCCAAGTTGGCTTCCAGCTTCTTGCGCAGATCCTCGGCACCCTTCTCGCCGGCCATGTGAGCCTTTCGAAACTCGGCTTGCAGACGCATGGTTTCGCCAATGGTCTTTTCGAGAACCCGGGCCTTTTTGCCGGTCTCTTCCAGCTTCTTGATTCGGCCGGTGGCGTCCTTGAACGCCGCTCCCAGCGTCGAACTGACAGCCCCGCCAATCACCAGACCGAGCGCTAGTTTCTTGCTCATGTGCGTGCCCTATGTTCGCCGAGTTAAAAGCGGCTCAATCCCTGAGCCACCACAGCATCCGGTCAAAGGGCATGGCCTCAATCTCGGCGGCAGAGAAACCCGTCTCTCTCGCCAAGGTCTTGGCCGCTACCCGTTGGGTCTCGGTGTTAAAGCTCGTCCTCTTCGACCAGGCGAAAATAGCCAGCCTGCAAGCGGTTGTAGTTCCGCTGAGTCAGGGCAGCAATTTCCTTTTCGGTCGCACCGAGCAGGCTGCACAGAATGTTGATTTCGATCTGCTCGTAATCACCCTTTGCCGTGGCAGTTGCGGCACGCGTGTCACGTACCGTCGGCGCTCGCATGGTCAGCTTGTCGACCTTGATGCCGCCGAACTCGGCGGCCCCCTTCAAGGTGATGATCGCGCTGTCATCACT